ATGGCGTTTTATGTTATCGATGCTCGTCAACGTGCCGATGGAACCCCGCGCTATAAATGCACTGTGCGGGTGAAGCAAAAAGGTAAGATAGTTTACAGCGATCACCGCACTTTTACAAAGCAGGCGCCAGCGGATGCATGGGGTAAGCAGCGGGTAGCTGAAATTGAAACCAACGGTTTTGAGGATAACGCTAAGCCTAAGGTAACGCTGGGTGATGTGATTACCAAGGCGATTGCTGATACTAACATCGATGCGAGCATAGGGCGTTCTAAACGATATTGCCTTAAATTACTGGCTGACTGCGATATTGCTAAAGTGTCGCTTGATGAGCTAAAGCCACACCACATTATTGAGCATTGCAAATTACGGGCTGAGGCGGGGGCTGGCGGCGCTACGCTGTCGATAGATGTGAGCGTGATCCGCTGGCTATTGAGGATTGCGCGGTCAAACTTTGGTTATGATGTGTCGCAGGTGGCAGTGATTGATGCGTATGATGCACTTTATAATCAAAGCTTGATTGCCAAATCGGCTAAGCGTTCGCGGAGACCAACGGCGATTGAAATTGAAAAGTTAAAAATAGGATTAGCAGCAAGGGCAGATCAACGGGCGGCGCATATCCCCTACATTGATTTGCTGGACTTTTCGATACTGAGTTGCATGAGGATTGGTGAAGTATGCCGAATCACGTGGGACGATGTTGATGAAGCGCAAAAAGCGGTGATTGTGCGAGACCGCAAAGATCCTCGCAAAAAGACTGGCAACCATATGTTGGTGCCGCTACTTGGTGGAGCGTGGGAGATACTGCAAAAGCAGCCACGGTATGATGAACGGGTATTCCCGTATAACGAACGCAGCGTTACAGCAGGGTTTCAGCGAGTGCGAAATGAGTTGGGGATCACCGACCTACGCTATCACGACCTAAGGCGAGAAGGCGCAAGCCGGCTATTTGAGAAGGGTTACACTATTGATGAAGTGGCTCAGGTGACTGGCCATCGAAATATCAATACACTCTGGCAGGTGTATACCGAGTTATTCCCTAAGCGGTTGCATGATAAGGATATTTTAAATAGTTAAAAATATTCTTAATTTTTTGCATTAGCCCAATCTGCGATATATGCATCCATAGTGTCGTAAAATCCCTCGCGACACTGTGGCGCTATGATTTCTAAAATTTTAGCTATTACATGCAGCTGAATGCTGCTGTCGTGATTCCCCTGCCTGAATGAAATATACCGCTCAGCAAACTGCATCCCCTGCTCATAGCACTGGCACTCTATCCGATCTAAATTGACATCCGTCATAGCCATTACCCCGCGATTGAATTGGGGTAAAAATAAAAAATTTATTTATATTAGTCAAATAAACTAAAAATAAAAAACAATAAAATTAGCTAGTTACAAACAAATATAGTGCATTAAAAGTATAAAAACTAGATGCGCAAATTTTAATAAGCTTTTAGGAACTAATTTGATGAAGAGTCTCAACAACCTATTTTTAAATGGGATTCTCGAACGATCAGCATCATGAATGGGATAAAAATATGTGTAAAAAATTTAAACGTAAAACAATGTAACAAAATGTAATTAACTAAACCTCTATCTCCACAAATGGCAGATCGGGTGCTGTCCCTAGCACCCTGCCATCTTGCACATAGATATGATCGCCAACACTGGCGCTACCAATCGCGCGAATGGTGTGGCCGCTTGAGCTGCTGGCGGTGACGGTACCATCAGCATTCACGGCAGACACCTGCATGATCTGCCGTGGCAACACGAATGCTGACTGAAGTTGTTTAAGCATAACTCTCCTTAAGAGCAATCCTTACTCGAGTGGGCAAACCAATGTAACGCTTTGCTCGATATCGATATCACCGCGCTCGCTTACAGTCGCGCGGATTGACCAGCTATCGCACACGCCTTTAAACACCTCGCCGTTAATGGTGACACCCACCAACATGCCAGGTGTTGCGGGTGGTAAATCGGCCATCACGGGCATCGAGAGATTCACACTCAACTTATCGCCCGTTTCTGCCAATGCATTGGTGCCGGCTACACGAGCAGCTTGGTTATCGACAATCAGCTGGGCAATGATATCGGCGGTCGGGATATTACCCGCGCTGCCTGCACGCTTCACTTTTGCATCAATCCCCTGCTGTTCGCCACGCAGCCACACCACGTTACACAATGGGTTGCGGCTAACTGAATCGCTATAGCTAGTGATCACCGCATCGTGCAATGCTAGATCAGGCACTGCGGTTGCCATTGCCCACGGCGCAGTGGGCCAACGCGGGACTATGATCAGCTTTTTGGCTGCATCATCGGTTAAGATCATACAACCTAATTGCCCTACCGCCTCGGCGACTGCCTCAATCGGGGTTTTATTGCCCACGCTAAAGGCACCCACTGGGATAGTAAAATCAGTGATGCCGTTCAGCTCCACTATCCAGCCAGTATTTTGCAGCAAGTCACCCAACAAACCCGCAAAACTGCGGGCGGTGGTGTTGGTATAGCTGATTGGTAACTTATACGGCGCGGCCAGTTCGGCTACGCGTGATCGGCCAGTGCTGTTATAAGTGGCACTGCCAAACACTTTGCTTACACTTGGCTGTTCAGCAATCGCGTAAAACTCATAGCCGTTGATAGTGATCAGCAATAACTCATCGTGCGCGCGCTCGGCATCGATACGGCTTGAAAACTCCAAGCTCACCGCTCTGGCCCACTGGCCACGGCTGTGGCTAATGCTCACGCTGCTGATCACAATCACTGTGCCGTCTGAAACTCGGGTGCATGTCACCGTTGGCTGCATTAGATAGTACCTGCGGATTTGGGGTTCAATCGGGATTTTAAAATCAAGGGGTGGTAATACTGGGTTGCCGTCAATCAGGCCTCCGCCATCATCCCAGTAACAATAATTGGGTGATGCGGTAAAGCGCAGCACAACGGGATTAGGATCATCGGCTAGCGGCTCATTAAAGCGCAGCATAATTTTGCCCACTGGCGGGCGGTATTTACTCGAACACACCCAGCGCGGTGCATGTGGCCCCCACGTAATAGTTTGCTCGTTATCAACCACAATCCCACGATAACGGATTATTTGCGCAATCTCGGCTTGTGGTCCATCAATCCAAGTGACAGCTAGCTCACGATCCACGGCGGTAAAGTTCACCCACCGCAATACAGTCAACGCCATATGGTCCTTTGGCGTTAGCCACACAATCGCAAGGCCAGTTTGATGATCATCCGGTGTTATCCAGTTAATCGCCAAATCGCTGCGAACCTCATCACCCACAGCCCAAGCAAACTGCGTATGTATGCCCGTTGATTGCGGGTTAAGCCATTGGATTTCGGTATTGAGTTGGGTGCCGTTGTCGTTATCCCACGCGCCAGTGCATTGATATTCATGCTCGATTGACGCCTCAGCCAGCAATAACGCTTGCTGCACTGGGTTTAAATCCGCCCAACTAAAGCCAAGCTCGATACCAAAGGAATTATCGACAATAACAGGCGCATCATTAAAACGGATTTTGATAGGCGAGACAGCGTTTAACCAAGGTGTATCGAAGCGAATTACAGTGGCTGTCATGGGCGAATGTTCACGGTATTGCCATCAATTAATTCAGCTTTAACACCATCGACAAATTTGGCGTTATAGGTGCGATTATCATCAAGAATGCCGACTAACAGATTGCTGTTAATCTGATTGCCCATCGGAACAATAAAAGTTAGCTGCTTGTTAGATTGATAATTGAAATTGTGGTAAACCTCGGATGTATTACGATCCATTATTATAACACGTTCAGCATCAGGGTCAGAATCAATAGCAACTACACATTGATTGCACAATGAATTATTCACTACTGCATAATAAAAAAATTTAATCATACCAAGTACCTGCGCTGACCCAAAATTGAGGTGATCTGTATGACCTTAACAGAATCCAATCGACACCATTCTGATTGAGAACTTTTGGCCATGTCGCAGATCTATACCCTGCAAATGACGAAACATGAAATCCGGGAACTACACCTCTACCGATAGGCATTCCAACATTATTATTTTGACTTGCTAGTCCGAAAATAAAAACGGGGTGCATCAAATGATTTATACCTAATGATTCTGCATCACCGTCATATACACTTGAATCTTTATAAAAATATGATTTGTTGAATGAATGAATTGTACTTACCGATGAACCATCGGCAGAATATAATTGTGCATACAATGTGTTTGGAGTATCTACCATACCAGCACACGTGGTTGCATCACCATTTGTACCTGTGCCATTTACAATCGTAAAAGGTGCTACATCGTTAGGTATTGCAGAATGCATGTCACCGATAAAATATACTTGGTTATCAGAAGTGGTACCTTGTAAAGTCATGTTTGCGTTAACAGTGTAGTGCAGTATTAAATAGAAACCTCTTTTAGTGCCAATAATTTCCCATCCTTTATAGTTATTTGTTACAAATAAACCTCTGGCAAATAATGGTTTAAAAAATGTATTTATGTCATTCATACCTAAAGCACATTTAATACCTAAAACTCTGTTAGCTGTGTCACTCCCGTCAACAGAATAAAACTTTACATAACCACCGCTACCGCCATCGGTTGTTGAGTTTCTGAATGCGACAGCCCGCACACCAGCATCCTCAAATTCAAGCGTCCAGCCTAATGGTTGTTTATCTCCATAACCTTCAACTAAAACTTTTTTTAAAACATTTATCCACTCAGAAGGCGTGTTATTAACCAATTGCGGTGCGCCAGCATCGGTGTAGCGATAAACAGTTACTGGTAATCCCATATAAACTCCTGAAAAGTTGCTAGGTTCTAGAACCTAGAACCTAGAACCTAAAAGCGCAGCGCCCTAGCGCCTGCTGTTAAGACTCATTCCCACGGAATGCGAGCACGGCGCGGTCGGTGGTGACTTGGCTGTGGCCGCTTTGCACGGTGCGCAGCAGCATAACTGGCTTACTGGCAGCATAGGTTTTAAAGCGGATGGCCTCGCCTGTATTCCAACCCCCACCAAACGCAGCAGCGCGGATGATAAAGTAAGGTGCAAGCGTGAGCGGGTTGATTGGGGCGAAGTCGTTTAAGGTGTCACCCAAGGCGATTTGCCCAATGCGGCGACCCACGCAGCGGAACGCCGTTTGGCTAGTGAATATCAGCACCCAATCTTCATTTATCGCCGTGTCGTTACGCACTTCAATTGGGTAATCGACATTGTTCAAATTGCCTGTGGCGGGTTCGCCGTCTAAATCCCAATTGTTTGACCATGCGGTCATATCGCGCACGGGCCCAACACGGGCTTGCAAGTCACCGAGGTTTTGCACACTCGATACCGTGGCGCCGATTGGGTATTGGCGGCTGAGTTCTGAGGCCAGCACTAACGAGTTTTTGCGCACCTCAGTCACTAACGCGACCTCGCCGATGGTATCGGTGAGGATAAATGGCGCAGTAAAGCCGCTAAAATCACTGTTGATAGTGACAACACCCGTTTCTTTAACCCATGTGTAATGGGTGTTTGCCACCGTCCACAGGCTTTTGCCTTCGGCATCGGTGATATCAACAAAGCGCGCATTTGCCCGTGCGTTGTAAGTTTGCGCGGGCGCTGGGCTGCTTAGCACTTGCACGGCGGTATCTTGAATAGAGACTGAGTTCCACGCGGTGAAGGCGTTAACAATGCCGCCGTTTTTAATCCGCAGCGGATTAAGGCCGTACAGTTCTGGCGGTGGTGATAGCGACACGGTTTCGCTAATGTCGTAACGCAGGGACTTTAAGTCCACGTTTTGAGCAAAGTTTAGCGAAACGTTGGTACCGGTAATCGTGCCAGTAATGCCTGAGCCAGTGATCACCCCTGCCGCATCGCTTGAGGCCGAAAGCAAGGTATCGCCGGCAACGTTACTCACTTGCACATAAAAGGTGTCGAGCACTGGCGCATCTGTCACTAATGCAAAGTTAGCGATATTGTCCGATGTCAGTTGCGGCTCAACTAAGCAGTTATAAGTGATAGTAAAATCGCCACGGCTATCTAAAAACTTAGTGGCCACGCCAGTCTCATAGTCCAATTGCACTAAGCGGACGCTGTTAGCCGCATCAACAAAGTTACCCTCTGAGGTTTCGGTTAATACTGCGCTGCCTTGGGATGTGTTGGTAAACACCACCCGCATTTGGGTTGAACCAAGGGTGATTTTTTTGTTTGCAGGAAACGCCGAGCCATAGCTATAAACCGCATATTTAGCGGCTGAAATATACTCAATGGTAATGGCTTCGATATCGTAAAAACTTAGGTTGCTGGTTGCTGTAAATGTAGCAGTGGTGCCCACAATCGAGCTATTCCAAAACACTGGCGAGTTAACCACCTTGGGCGCTAAGCGTAAGCCGCTATTCACGTAATCATCACTCAGTAAATCAGGCAGTTCAAAGATGTATGTTTGCTGCCCTGCGATATATGGCGTACTGGCAGTTTTAGCGATAATGCCGCCGCTATCGCCTGAGGTGATGCTATTGCCAGACAATGGATTAAGGGTTTTCACCTTGGGCAACAATTCGGTAATCGTTGACTCAAGCATAAGCTCATTGCCTGAGGATGCCGCGGTTAACTTGCTTACGCCGTGGTACTTAATGCCATCGTTCTCGCTCACATAGCGCATTTTGGTGCAACCGGCTTCGCCATTGATGGTGATATCGTAGTTTGGCGTATTAAAGGGGATCGCGGGTTTAAATTGCACATTGCCCGTTGGTCCACCTGTGACGGTTTCTTGGATCTCGCAAAAGTGCTCAAAGCGCGGATATTGGGCATTTTCAGCTCCTGGATACTCCACGCTAATCACAATCTTTTGGCCTTTTAACAGGGTGACGTTGGCCCAATACTCGGTACCATTAAAAAGGTAACTCGATTGCAAATAGGCGCGCGGAAAGGTGTCTTGCCCTGCGAGCAAGCCGATCAAGCGGTTGCGGATTAACTGGCCAGCGCGTACCGAGGATTCGAGTATTTCGACCATATCTGTCATACGGTCGGCATCGTCTAACGTATCCGCCTCCGCAATCAACATACTCACTAGCGGATCGGTCGGCTTTTGGCTGATAAACACATGGCCGTCGAGCAGCAACTCACGGCCAGCGGTATCTAATGCCGGATAGCATTTAACGATATCCACCGCGCTCATGGCGTGGTCAATATCCGAGATCGCCGGAAAAAGCTCATTAAGCTTGCCGGATTGCACAACCAGCTTAGTGCGCTGGCCGCCTGCGTCATCGCTTGAACCTAACTGCTCTGGCTTGAATACTTTTAAATCGGCACGGGTGATAGTCATAAAGTGCTCACATCGTTAAGAACTTAAGGGTGACGTTAGTCAGTTGCGCAAAGCCTTGCACCTCATCAAACACATCTTCGCCGCTGATTGGCGCGCCTTGGGTGTTGTCCCAAATCACGTTGTAATCGGTGCCCTCATAGCTAAGGGTGAATGCGGTTAAGGTGCTGGCAGCATGGGCCTGCAATTGCTCAAACTCGCTACGAGCAATCCAACCGGATTTGGTACCGAGTTCCATGGCATGACCAGCGGGAATAATGGTTTGTTGCACCTGCGGAGCACCGTTTAAAGCGCGCTTGAAATTGGCCGCTACGCGCACTTGATTGTTGCGATTCAGCCACAGCAGATCGGCGCTGATGACGATGCTATCAACGGTTGTCATGTGTCACCTTGGCATATGGGGTAAATAACGAAGGCGGCGCCCTTACAGGCTAACCGCCGATAGATTGCAAACGCTTGATCTCCGCTACCAACTCAGTCACCAGGCTGCGCTTCATTTGGGCATCAAAGGTAGTGCCACCCACTTGCAACTTAAGCACAACGGTATCCGCGCTATTGCCCATTGGGGCATTAGCGTTAGATGTGTTCGTCGTGGTTGTAGTGGTTTGGGTAACGGCTTTGGTGCTCGCATTGGCGGCAGCGGTTTGCTGCTTGGCCTCGGCTTCGCTTTTGGCCTTGGCGGCTTTATCGGCTTCTTGCTGGGCTTTCACTTCGGCGGTGCGGAACTCATACACTTGCTTTAGTGTGCGCTCGGCTTCTTGTAAGTCGGCAATCAGCTTTTTGTCACCAGTGCGTTCTGCGGCGGTGAGTTGCTGCTTGAGGTCGGCAATCTGCTGTTGATAACGGCGCTTTTCGATTTGGTCTTGGCGGCCAAGATAACCGTCGAGCTCATCCTGCAGTGACTTAAGCGTGGACTCAGCACTATCACGCAGGGCATCCATGCGCTGTTTGGCGCTGGCCAGTGCCGAAGTGAGCAATGACATATCTTGATCATTGACCAAATCCAGCGCTTTAGTGGCGCGGTCAGCACTCGAGATAAGCTTAAGGTTAGCGTCATCAGTGTTATCAAGCGCTTCAACTAATTGCAGTAATTCAAGCTTTTGCCGATAGTAGGCGCGCTCGGCAATCTTGCCCGCCTTTTCGGTTTCCAATGCCCAAGTGCGAAGGCCAACAAAGTCGATGGTTTTAGCGAGGGTATTGTCTAACTCGTAGATCACCCCGGTTAAACGCTCAATTTCGTTTTGCACTTCGCCCAGTTCGCCAAATTCCTTTTTGACGTTTTGAGCACCATAAACAATGGTATTGAAATAACGTGCGGCGCCATCGCTTAAGGATTGCACCTTAGTGAGTACCGCCGCCCCGATATCAGCAAAGTATTGGGCGATATCGCCTAAGCCAGTACCTGCATCCTCGGCTGATTTGACTATCGTATCGAGGGTGTTAATCACCGAATCGCCCATATTGTTCACGCCATTATCAACTTGATTAAAGGCGTTATTACTCTTTTGGGCGAAATGGGTTTGGGCGGCATCCACCTTGCCATATTGGTCAATGAGTTTACCAAGCTGGTCGGTTAACCCCATCGCTGCAGCTTGCTGTTTAAGCGATGCGGCAACAGTGCCATCGCTGGACTCACCGAACTTTAATGAGGCCTGATCGGCCTTGAGGGCTGATTCTGCATACTTTAAAAACGCTTGGTTTAAATCGTATGTCGAGGCGGCGCCATCCTTAGCACCTTGTTTAACTTGCTCAAAGGTCTTTTTGGCTTCGGCGGCTTGGTCCTGCAATACCTTGGTGGTGGTAATGCCAGCTTTCGCCATGGCAATCTCGTAATCGTTTGCCGCTTGCGATGTCTTTTTAACTTCGTTGGTAAGTTGGCTTTGTGCTTTAGCCAATTCAACCGCGGTCTTTTTAGCGTTATCCTGCGCTGCTTTATAGTCATCGACCGAGGCTTTGCCCGCGATAAACGCATCGCGCACTTTACTCAATTGTTCTTGCGCCAGTTGATTTTGCTCATTGCGCAAATTCACTGTGGCATTGGCTAAGGCTGTGTTGCTTTTCGCTAATTGCAGTTGGCTGTCGGCCTGACTCAGTTGAACATCACCCAAGCGTAGCGTGGCGTTTTCAAGGGCAATTTGCGCCGCTTCAAGCTCGGCCATGCTGGCGGTGCCGGAATTTTTAAGGGCGGTGTAATGCTCCTTGGCGGCTTGTTCGCGCGCCTTCCATGCATCCACCTCTTTAGTGGCTGACTCATTGGCTTTTTCTGCGGCAGCTACGGCCTGTTGGCTGGCCTCAATCTGTTGCTCAAGTTGGCTCTTAACCGCTGCTTTAACCTTATCGGCATTATCGACTTGAGTTTCGGTGGTACCATCGGAGTCTAGGCGAATATCCACGCCCATTTGCTTAAGGGCGGCGGTGGCATCACGGGCGTCTTGCTCGACTTGATCAAGATAGGCTTTCGATACAGCCTTTAACGCATTGGCCTGTGTCTCTAGGGTTCTGGCTAACTCATCACCGCCGAGGGTACCGACAACCGTGGCCCAACCTTGCAGGATCAAAGCGAACACACCGCTGAGCGTCGCGCCAAACGTGGCCACCACTGAGCTAAACACATTGAAGATCAGCCGCACCGAACCCGCGACAACATTTAGCCCAGTGGTAAAGGCGTTAATGTTATCGAGTGTCGCTTTAAGGCTTTCGCCACCATCGCGCACGAGGTTTCTAAAAAAGTCGCTGATATCCTGCGCGGCGGCTTTAATGCTGCCGCTTTTGTTCAGTTCATCAAACTGGGTGTTGATATCTTTGAGCAAATCAACCGCGACTTGGTACGCACCAGAGTCGGCGATGATTTGTAAAAATTGCTCCCATTTATTGGAGATTAAATTGATTTGACCACTTAAGCGTTCAAGGCTTTTAGCTGCTTGGCCGTTGGCCTGTTTGCCCATTTCGTCAAACAGCTGCTGCATCACATCGCGGCCTAGCTTACCAGCCTCGCTGAGCTTACCGAGTTGGACCGCATTTTTACCCGTGACCTTTTCCAGCAAGTCCCATACTGGCACGCCGCGCTCAACCAACTGCAGGATTTCTTCACCCTGCAGCTTTTGCTTTGCCCACGCTTGGCCTGTGGCAAGGATGATACCTTCGAGCTTTTCTTGGCTGCCGCCAAGCTTAGCGTTGTAATCGACCATGGCTTGTAGTGAGCCATTCATCGGGTCGATACCAAATGTCTTTAACGAAGCAAAGGCCTGCTTGGCGCTATCGAGCTGTGTGCCTGTGCGATTAGCAAAATCCTTAATCCATGCGGTGGCTTGCTCACCAGCGGCGATTGAGCCCATCATCGCCGTCATTTGGGCGCTAAAGGCTTGGGCTTTATCACCCGCAGTGAGGATAGCCTTTAGGCTTTCCCATAGGCGATCCACACCGATATAGGCGCCAGCCATGGCAAGCAATGAGCCAGTAGCAGCTTTAATGCTGCCACCAAAATCACTCGCTTCTTTTTGGGATTCGTTAAGTAGTTTATTGTGGCGAGCCAGCCGTTCGTTCACGCCCTTTAAGGCGACTTCGGCAGCGGCCTCTTGGGTCTTAAGCTCTTTGCTGGCATCGGCCAGCTTATTCATATCAATACCGGCTTTATTGAGCACGGCTTGTTGTTTATCGAGTTCGGCTTTATTGCGTCCGAGGCTAGTACCGAGTTGATTTAACTCAGTACGGGCGCTTTTGACTTTTAGCGCGTACTCGGCCTTTTGTTGCCCGGCTTTATCAACTTCGCTACCGAGCTGCTTTAATTCAGTCGATTGCTTTTCGAGTTCGTCAGCCAACGCCTTGGCGCTGGTTTCGGTATTCTTTTGGGCAGACTCAAGCTGCTTTAAATCATCTTTAGCTTGAGAGAGCGCTTGCGCCTGTGCCTTGCTCGCCTGTGCGCCTTCACCTTGGGTGGCGGTTAGGCGCTCAACCTCGGCACGGGCAGCGGTTAGCTGCTGATCGTACTTAGCCAGTTCGGCAACGGTTTGGCTGTATTCAGTTTCAAGCTTGGCGGTTGAGGTGGCCGCCTCTTTTTGCGCGGCTTCAAGCTGTTTGGCTTGGGTTGCCGCTTGCTTTTGTTGTTTAACTAACTCATCGAGCGCACGGGTACTATCAACGTATTTACGCTCACCTTTGCTTATCGCAGTGGTGAGGCCATCAATGGCATTAATCGCCGCCTGCTGATCTTTTAAATCATCCAGACGCTCGTTTAAGACTTCACTTTGGTTTGCTAACTCTTGTAATGCCTTTTCCGACTTCTTCGACTCGCTTGAGAATAAGTCGCGACCTTGGATGATCAGGTTAATGACTTGATCTTTAAAACTCATAGCATCACCAATGGAATAAACAAACCAAAATAAAAAGCCCACAGCATTGAATAAATGCTGTGGGCCTTCGTTTAACGAGATTGAACTATCCGGTAATACCGGATAGTTGCACCAACATTATGCCGCGCTACGGACGAAGAACTTAGACTTGCCAATGGCAACGATTGAGCTATCGGCAAGCACGCCGCCTTCGATATCAAAGCTACCGAAGTCGTCGCCAATCAAGTCCATGCCCGCTGTGGGGCTTGGGCTCCATTTGTAGAACTTGAGCGTCCACGGTTTGCCTGTGGCATCGTTTACACCGTCAATCACCACCGGAACCATTTGAGCTGACTCGGTTAATGCTTGCATCGCATTACCGGCTTTTTTGGTGTAGCTCACTTTAAGCGCTTGGCCTGCGGTGATATTACCTGATGATAAGGCGCGGATACCGCCAGCACTGACCACATAATCAGTGTCTTTAACATAGGTAGTTGCGCCAGTGTCGTTAGTGACTTCTGGATCAACTGTGGTGTCGATCATAAACTTGGTATCGGCTAGGCCGTCCAATACTGCGGTGATTGGCTCATCATCCACTGTGCCAGCCGTCAACACCTCGACTTTACCGCGCAGGGCTAATGCCATGTTAGCATTGCTAAAGTCGTTCATAGTGAATGACAATTTAACCGATTTTACCTTGGTAATTTCGGCCGCATTGCCGCCACCGCCACGGTAGTTGGGTTTGGTTTTAGTTTCTTGCTCGATGGCAATTTTTACGCCTGAGGCGTTGCCAACGTCGCGGCCAGCAACGTAAACGATGCCTGAGCCGATGTAACTCTCTACTACGGTTTCAATCATAGTGATTCTCCAAATTTAACGGTATTAACAAGGGATAGGGTGAGCACCGCTAAGGCGTGTTTCTCATGGGCTTCGGGCATGATGTACTTGCAGGCTTCTAACTCTTTAAAGGTGATCACCGAGGGCAACCAACTTGGCTGCTCAACACTGCGCTCATCTTTGTAGAATGCGGCGCGAATGGCGCGCACGATGTTGATCAGATCTGCCGTTGGCGTTTGGGTTTTATCAACGGCAATTCCCGCCACCACTTGCAGCACCAGATCATCGCGGTAAGGGTTTACTCCATTCTTACCGCCAAATTGATCGGTAAACGGCTGCAAAAAGATAAACATCTTTTCTTTAGCCACGCCTTGAGCATAAAAGCCTTCGCGCACGGTCGCGCCTTCAACCTTTTTTAAACGGTCGATGATTGCTTGAATCATGAGGAGTCCTTACGATTTCTAGGCTAAGTGCCGCTGTACTGGCCGTATTTATTTCGCAGATGCGCAATAATCGGCGGCTCAATATCGTCGCGGATTTTGCGGAAACTGCCTGCCACTGAAGGGCCGTACATGGCTTTTTGCCCCTTAAGCTTGCGCCAACTGTTATCACCTTTTTGGCGCTGGAACATGATTTGATTGCCGTTGCGACCGAGAACGCTAAAGGTGCCTTTGAACCAAACAGGCTGATTGCGCAGCGCGCTAACCATATGGCCGTCGGTTCTTGAACGGCCGTTCTTGCCCGTGCGGGTCAAACGTCTAGCAAAACGAGTAAAGGTACTGGCGCGATAACGGGCGGTGATCACCCCTTTTAAGTTGCGCGGGTCCACACTTACCGAGAGGTGTTGCTCAATGTAACTGCGGGAGTTATAGCCATAGCGGTTAAAGATGGCATCGACCGCCGCCTTTTGCCCAAACTTAACCGTGTCATCAATTGCACGGTTAATGGCTGGCGCTTGGGCGGCACGGATGCGGTTCAGTTCCTTTGTTACCGCCGCCATGCCTTCAATACGGATGCGCTGGAAATTTGCCTTGGACATAGGCCACCTATTCGCTATCCAAGCTGATATAGATAAACGCCACGCAAACGCTATCCATGCTTACCCGCTGAGTGAGTCGGCCTTGTTGGCCGTTGGGGATAAACACCCCGCTTTCGTCAACACTGCCTAGGGCAAATATATCACCGGCATTTACCGTACCTTCGCTTAGTAAGAACTCGGCACGGCTGATTAGCTCTGGCACATACTCATTGGCTGATGCGGCAATTTCGGCGCCGTTATCATCCAAGCTCACCAAACGAGTAAATGGCTCAATACCATCCACTGGGGTAAATTGGCACTGGTCAGCCAAACGCTTAAACACCCGTGCCATTTTACCGTTCACACGGTCGGGAAAGTTTCTGCCCACGTTAGGCATTGATCTTCACCGAAACCGTGGCAGTGCCGTTTCCGGCAGCCGACCAAGCCTTACCGACTTTGGTATTGTCGGTGGCCGTGGTGGTGAGTTCGTTAGCGGTATCGTCCCAGTAAAGATCAACACCTAACGCAACATCATCGGTGGACTTTTTAGGCAGTTCAAACACGCCTTCAGTGACGCCTTCGCCTGGTGTATTGGCAGCAATAGCGGCGATGGCTACCACTAACAACATACCAAGCAGAACGGCTTCACCGCTGGCAACCGCTGCTGTTGGTGTAAAGCTGATGGTCTTGCCATCTTGAATGTAATTTTTCATCTTGGTTTCCTAATGGAGTAAAGAAGTGACCAGACTCTAGAATCTAGAATCTATAAGGGCGCAGCCCGTTCTAGCAGCGAAGCGCCCTGCTTTATTAATTACACGCCTGTTGATTTCACCAATCCACGGTAATCTAAAGGTGCAACACCGGCATCGATACGCACCTTGGTGGCTACGCCGTCGATAGTGAAGCCTTGTTGCTGCTCGATATAAGGCGTATCGATACCATCGAGGTAAGCCACCTCAATGGTGTCACGGCCTTGGCCTGCGGCGAGGAACCATGCTGCAGCGCTGCTATCATCGAGGCGAGCCTCGGCAATTACTTCGGCAAAGTTTTGGATAGGGTTAGCGATACCCGCGTTAACATCGGCCCCCTTAACCGAACTCGACTTGATGATCTGGTTAAAGGTGGTTTCTAACGCGACTGGGCAGAGTACAAACTCAGGGCGAATGTTCAGGGTGCGATTGCCTGATTTCTGCTTACGCATTAACATGCGCGCCGCATCGAGGCTGGCCACGCTAGGCGCACCGCTGCCTAGGTTGCCGTGATCGGCATGGAACAGCGCTTTACCATCGGCCAGTTTTGGATTTTGCGTTAATACCGCATAAACCAAGTCACCAATGGTTCCTTTGGCGGCAAAGCCCATTTTCATCGGGATATCAGTCAACATACTCATATCGTCGTTGATAATGGCTTGGCGGGTGATAGTGAACAACTCACCATAGGTCGCGAGGGCGATTTGTTGTGAGTGATCACCAACAGTGACGTATTTGTACTCGGCACCTTCGCGCACTTCACGCAGGCTGTTAAAGTCACCAAGGCCAACACGCTTAGCAATCTTAAAGTCGCCTAGCTGACCTTTTTTGGTCCAGCGTTCAAAGGTTTCTTCGGCGGTTTCCCAACCCATCAGCACCGACTTGTTTGCCACATCCAGCAGAATGCTACCAAAGTCGCTTGAGCTATGGGTAAAGGCTAAACCAACCATTTGCATTGGGGTCATGCTAGCGACACCAATGCCGCGATCAACCAAGCTCGCGCGGGCTAGTTCGCGCAGGTTATAGCTTGCATAGCCGTTGTCAGCTTCGGCTTTCGCATGTCCTGCACGGGTCATCAGATGTGCTCGAATCGAGTCACCGACGATATTGCCGTTGCCAGCGTAGATAAGCGCAGCATTTGGCATTTTCGCCGCTGGCGTGGTGTTTTCGCCCAACTTAGCCAAGATCATATCTTTGGCTTTATCGGCATCGATGCTGGCATCAGCGATACACTGATTCTTTAACTCGGCTAGCTGCGGGAACGCTGCAAACGCAGTGTTAATGCCATTCATGCGCGCGGTATTTAACGCAATCGCCGCCGCTTGAATAGCCGCGGCATCAGGTTGAGCTGCGGGCGCGGGTTGGTTTACTGGTGCAGGAACCTGAGCACTTGGCGCAGGGGCTGGTTGTGGTGCTGGTGCAGACGAAGGAATATTTCCCTTTGGTGCAAACAGGTTTTTTAGATGTTCAGGCATATTCGTAAAATCCTTAAGACGTTTTGAATTAAGTGATGCCGCCATTTGCAGCGGATCGGTTAGGGTGTTGGCAAAACCTTTTTCCACTGCCTCGCGGCCTGTTAGCCATGTTTCAGCGGCTAATAGGGCGTGAAGCTCATCTTCGGGTAAGCCTGTTTTTTGTTGATAGGCACCGACTAAGTTACCTTCCACTTTGTCGAGTAAATCGGCGTATTTGCGCATATCATCCGCATCACCTAGGGTTCCGCCCCAAGGCTTGTGGATCATCATCATGGCGTTTTCAGGCATGATGATTTCATCAAATGCCATGGCAATCACACTGGCCATTGACGCGGCTAGGCCATCGATATAACAGACCTTGTGCGCAGGGTGGCCTTTGATCATGTTGTAAATCGCCATCCCCTCAAACACATCACCGCCAGGCGAATGAATACGGGCGGTGATGGTACCGATCTTGCCTAGATTTTTGAGATCACGGGCGAACTGTTGGGCACTAATGCCCCAGCCGCCAATCTCGTCATAAATCATTAGCTCTGCGTTGCCGTTTTGTGCCTTGAGGCTGTACCAGCTTTGGCTTGGTTGAGAGCTGTTACTGATCTGGCTCAGCGTTGCGGCGGGCGCGATCAGCGTTCCGCTGGGCAGCATTGCGCTTAGCGTTGCTACCGCTACTGCTATTGGTGTCTTTTTCACTATTTGGATCTCCTAGCGATGGGTCGGGGTCGTTGGCGGTCACCATGTGGTTTTCACGGTTGTATTCCACCTCGCGTTTACGCTGGCGCTTCACTTCGGTTGGGTTGCGGCCTCGGGCACGGGTCCAGTCGGCTTCGGTGGCTACGTTGGCGGCAATCATCATTTCCCAACCTTCGGCCTCTTTGCGCGGGTCAATCCACGGCATAGTGGGGCCGTAGTACACTGCATCGATTAACGTGCGCAGGTCGAGATCGGGCGGTAGCACTAATGGGTCTTGCTTGTTGAGCATTTCCATCTTTAGCCAGTTTCGATACACGGGGCGCGACCAACCCGCACAAAACCATTGCTGCATAATGCGGTTCGGTTCGTCTTGCTCAACCAGCTCTTGGCGCTGGCTTGAGTAACTGCCCTTGTAGTCGCGGGCAATACTCGAGTAACTACTACGACTACCCGCGGCAACAGCCTTCATTTGGCCGTCGCGAAACTCCACTAAATGGACGTTGGGGCGATTTGATTCAATCATCCCCACATCTTCACCGGGCTTTAAATCGTCAAATGTCATGCCTGGTGCAATGGGGATTTCGCGACTGCTTGCTGCGTCATCCATGATGTACATCGAGGCATCACCACGCTTGATATAAAACGCCAGCGCAGCGGCAATCCGTGCGGCAACGCGCTCGGATTCTTCGTAGTCCTTTATGTCGGCTAAGCGAGTTAAAATGCCGTGGAATATCGACACGCCGCGCAACTGGTGCAGGCGTTTGAATAACCCGAGGTGCATCATGCTTGATGCGGCAACGGCTTTGGTTTTGTGCCGAAAGCCCACTTGATCAGCGGGGTGATCAAGCAGCACATGATAGTTAACCACTTGGCCCCAAGCGTTCACCTCAAGCCCTTGGCGTACCCGCTTTGCTGGCTCGTTAAGCTCGTAGGGGATAAAGTCTGCCTCAAGCGCCTCGATGCTATATTGGGTGCCCTGCTCGTTTGGATGACCAAACTTGCTAACACGCCCCATCACGTGCTGACCGAATACGTCACCATCACGCAGTGCGCTACGCAGCACTAAGCGCTCAAGCTCTGGGCGACTAAAGCGGCCTGTAACATCACACTTAAGCGACCAAGTGGCGAAACGGCGCTGAATATCATTGGCGAGTTCGTCCAAGATCTCGCCACTCATACTGCGCGGCTGCGGCTCAACTACAATCCCTTGAGCCCCGATCACCCGTTCTTCAAAGCGGTCTAAGATACCGATGCTTAAGTCGTGGTTTTCATCCAACCAACGGGCTTGCTCGCGCAGGCTTTTACCCGCCGCAAATACCGCTTGGTTGGCGCCGCGACTTTCCTTTTTAGCGCGGTGAGTACGGCTTGGGTTAGCCGCCTCATAGCCTTTTAGATTGCGGTAGCTCATTGCCGCCGCTTGACGCTTAAGCGCCCAATTGGGAGAAAAGAACGCCAGCGCATCGTTGATAATGCTCATGGAAAATCCTTATGGCTGACGTTAGTTAAAGCTTGCGAATTTAACGCCGCCTTGTGGGCGGCTGTAGGCCGCTTTGCGGCGTTCCCACTCCATGCGGCCTTTGCGGATTTCGCCAAGATCTTCGGTGGTCATTAACTTGCCGTTGATGGTGGTTGATTTACCCTCAAGTACATCAAGTTCGGCTGCGATATACGCATCGATCATCTGTTGGCATTGTTGTTGGCTCATGAGTTTTCCTATTGCTATCTATGCATTACAGCCAGCCACCGCCTGCACCACCGCCGCCACCGTTTAGCCAACTGTTGGCGCTTGGCTTTGGCTTGCTTGCGGGTTTAGGTTCTGCGGCGGGTTGCTCGCTATTGGCTGTGGCGATGGGTTTAACGGGCGACAACTTGTCGAGATTGATGCCAAACTTTTCGATGGCGATATACAACGCGGCCAAGGCGTAGACAAAACAGTCCAGCGCCTCGTTACGGCGCTTGCCAGCATCCCAGCGGTAAACAATGCGGCCATTTTCCCGTTTAGGAATTTTGCGTTCGGCCGTGAGCTGTTGCAGCTCAATATCGTCACAAACGGATTCATTTAGAGGGAAGTGAATTGCACCAGGCTTACGCACATCAACATCGGGGTCGATGCGCAACATAGCCATGATTAACTCTTTGGCGTTGTCGGTACCGACCTCGGTTAAGTACACGCCCTTGGCGGTGCGCTTACGCGGAAAATTAGCAATCGGCTTGCCGTAGACGTTGGCGCCCTTCATAGGGATCACCCGCATTACGCCAAGCTTTTTACTCATGGCGTATACATCGTCGGTGTAGTGACCGCCAGAGTCCCAACCCGCCACGCCAATATTGAGGATCACCCCATCGGCACGGGCGTAACTTTGGCCGATACGCTCGGCTACTTTGTCTTTTAATACTTGGCTGGATGGATCGCCATACAGGATAAAGCGGTCAATAAGCGCGACTTCTTTACCAGCGCCCCAGCCCCATACACGGCCCTCATAACGGTCGTCTTGGGTGTCGATACCGCAGGTGAGATACACCACCCAATCAGGCACTTTTCCACTGGGGTACATTTCGCGGCGGCGTTTTAAATCTTCCCATTCAACGCGCTCGCCAGTGTCGTTATCCCACGGCAAGCCAAGCTTGGTGTTGATAAAGGTCTGGAGCTTTTCTTTATCGCCTTTGGCCTTTAAAAACTCGGTGACCAATTTTGCCCAGCTATTGAGCGAGTTATATGCCGACCAAATATGAATTGAGATATTGGGCGGCGTGGTGATGTCGTTGCCTTCGGCATCGTAAAAATCAATAAAGTCGCGGGTGCGAATGCCGGTGTTTTCACAAATCCAGATTGCGCGACTATCCAACTCCATATCATCGAGCTGGTTGTTTTCAATGCAGCAACCGCAGTGCTCACACAAATAGTAAGCGGTGCTTGGGTCGTGCTCGCCTTTATCATTTTTGCGCCACTTAATCCCGAATGCTTCTTCGGCACCGCCCCATTTAAGCGATTGTAGTTCGCCGCAGTGTGGGCACGGTAAATTGAATTTAAAAAAGTGCGGCGATTCGCTGCAGGCCTTTTCCATTTGGCATGTGCCGAGCACTTTAGGCGTTGATCCCCTGATTGATTTGGGGAACATCGACAGCTCGATACGGGTATCACCTAATGAGGTGGCGTTACCTTCGTGCTCGATGGATTCATCAAAACCCGCTAGCTCATCGTAGATCACATCATCGGTGGATATTTCGCGGTAGTTGGCAGCAGCCGTACCACCGCGCACCATGAGCGTTTTGCCGTTGCTGAAGATTTTATCTTCCAGCGTGCTGTCTTTATGTTTGCGCCCCATCCACGGAGCCAGCTCACGCCAAACGGGGATATCGCGGATCGCCGTTTCAACGTGCTTTTTCATAAAGGTTTTGGCTTGACCATCACGCGGCTGGTAGATCAGCACGTTGCGCTTTTTGTGCTCAATCTTGTAGGCCGCGTTAGCCATGAGCATTTTGGTGTAACCGACCCGCGCTGACTTCATTAAGTTGAGCACGCTGATTTGGTCGTTACCCATGGCATTAAGAATGCCGATTTGAAACGGTAAGCTCTCCCACTTGCCCTCGGTATAACTGGACTCCGACGACATATAAAAATGCTCGTCGGCGTACTCTGAGCAAGTGAGTATGGGCGGGCGATAGAATCCGCGCAGCCCAGCAGCAACGGCAGCTTTCAGATTTTTAATCTGTGCTGCCGATATACTCATGTAGATAATCCTCGATACCCGCCGCCAGCTCGGCAACGGTGTTTTGACTTTTAATCATCTCCGCTCTAAATGCATCGATATAGCGTTCTGGAATGTCGGGATATTTGCGCTTCATCCGAATGTGGGTTTGATCCAACACTGGCGCGATTTGGGCTGAGATTCGATTAAGCACAAAGGTACAAAAGCCGACTTCAACGACTTCTTGGCGCTCTTTTTCGTTTTTAAGTTCTTGCCCGTCTGCTTGAGCTTTGGTTAAGCGCCAGCGCTCATAGTCGAGATCTGGCTTTTCTGGATCATCTTCATCAGGTTTGCTGAGGTGTTTTTTACGCTCGTTGGCTACGCGATTGGCGACGACATCGGCCATGGTGTACAAACACTCACGGCCCTTTTTGCTGTGAATTGGTACATCCCATTTATCAAACGCTTGGGTACTGATACCGAGACTTTTGCACAGGTCGGTTTTATTTAGCAGAACAGGCGCTGTCTCTTGGGGTTGAATGCGGGCCATTAGGATGCTGTACCTTTTCTAACTTGGCAGCTAACAGCTGCATTTCTGCCATATGCAACTCTTGCTTACGCTGTTCGTCTTTATCTTCTTGTCGTTGTTCTCGGCGGCGGCGCAGTTCCTGATAAAGCATGTTGCCGAGGTAGGTGAGGATTGCCAGCACGATACCTACCAGAATCGCCACTTTATCCATGCTGACTGCACCTCCTAATGTGCTGATAAATGACGAGATATAAGCTGTCAGCGATAGACTCTTCTGCGTGGTCACATCATTGATGTAGGGATTGCTCATACTCTTTTTCCGTTCGCCATTTTTCGAGGGTTTGCCAATCGGCATCGCATTTTTTAATGACTGCTAGTTGCTGCGTTAGGCAATCTGCTAGGTCGGCGTTTTCGCCAGTGTTTTGTAACAGGTCACATTCGGCGGGCAAGCACTGGCTGATTAACTCTTTCGGCAGCAACACATACTGGGTCTGCTTGGTGACTACGGTGCGCACAATAGGCTGCGTGCTTGAGCAGCCGCCGAACATCATCAGGCACGGCAGTATTAGCCCAACTGCGAGTTTGTTCATTGGCTGAGGTCCTTAGTTTTTTAATGGCGTCGCGCTGATCGGCAAGCTGCTTGTCAATCTCGGCCTTGGCTTTGGCGGCTTGTTGATTGAGCGCTAAGGCAAAGGCGTAATCCTTGGCGAGCCGGTCACGTTCTTTAGCCTGCGCTTGCAGCTCATCTGTAACGGTCGTGAGGTCATCCTGCAACATGCGTTGGTTAATGACGGCAGACTCTAGCTGTGATTTTTTAAGCGCTAGGTCGGTTTTAGTGGCGGTGAGGCTGATACCCAGTAATGCAATCACCAGTATCAGCGCGCCGATGATATACAGGTGGAATGTGCCAGTGGCGTTAATCAGTTTTTGGAACATAGAGATCCTTAAGGCATATCGCCTGTTCTTTTTGGCGCCGTACTTCTAAACCTGGCAATTTGACGTTATTGGCATAAACGAAACCATTGCAGCCATGTTTGCCGCAGGCTTCGGTGAGTTGACGGCAGGCCGCTACCCGTTCGCCACGCTTTAACAGCTTTAGCAACGTGGAGGATTGAAAGTTACCGGCGCCAAAGTTGTAAATGAGACTGAGGTAAGCGGCGTGCTCACCTTCGGTAAGCTGCACCGGATAAGTGAGGCGGCGCAGCTGGCGATCCGCTTTGCCTAAATCCTCGGCGAACATTTCAATGCATTGTTGTTCGCTAAAAAACTGGTTGAGTTCAAGCTCGGGGCCTGTGTGCCCAAAGCAAGCGGTAATGATTTGCACCGGATCAAGGTAGGTGTGCAAAATCGGCTCACCGTTTGGTGCTTCGGCTGGGGCAATTAAATTCGCCCCCGCCAATGCAACAGCAGAGGCCAGCCCAAGTGCCATGAGCTTTTGCTTTAATGACATGGGCAATACTCCTGTAAGTTGGTTAGCCTTAGCGCGGCCAACGGTTAGATCAACGGTGAAGGTGGCCGCCTCTAACTGCTGATGTTTTTAGTGTCTTTCAACGTCCTAGGCGTATTGTCAGCACCTAGGCAACACATACCCACCACGGCCACCATTGCAGTGGCCGCTTTTGTTCAGCTGGGGTTGGCTTCACATAATCTTTTGGCGCTACTGATGCATTAACGGGGCGCGAACCCGAACTACGTCATGCCGTTACCATTCCGAAAAAATGGCTCGACCACCTTTCGCTGACTGCGTTGCTTTTTGCTTAGAGCAATGCGAACTCTCTTTTGGATTACACCTGTGAGAAATCAGGCGGCGGTTATTGATCACCCCGCAAACCGAGCAGCGCTATTTCATGATCCACCCCATCTTGAAAAACAATCTCTAAGCCAAGTTTGCTAGCCAGCGCATATTCCGCTTTGGCACCTTTTGAGCTAGCCCAGTTATCCAGCAGATAAATCCGGTCGCAGCACATCAACATCGGCAAGCAAATTGCCATGTACTCTGGTTCGGTTAATCCATCCGGTAGGGTTGCAGGGTTAAGCACAATATGACCAAGCTCGCGCTGAACATCGGCAGCCAAATGAAACTCGGGGCGATTGCAATCAATCAACCCTGTCATAGGGCCAGCGATGTAAACCTTTTTGCGGAGCGAGACACGAGCCATAAAAGCACCAAATAAAAAGGCTCCACGAGGGAGCCTTTGAGCGGGAGAGAGCGCAACTTTGAAACGAAGCTTTAGCAAGCGTATATAAATCTACTCGATTTTAAGGGGTTTGAAAGCGGCAGATCTGCCGCATTATGCGGCAAATGTGCCGTTTCCAATTTTGTAAAGGTGTGATATGTGAAACTTTAATCACAGCAATCTTTTCTTTTTACTTATCAGTTAAGTGATTTACTCACGCTTCAATCTAAACTTTTTAAATTACTTATCACTTAACTGATTTTGAACGTATAGACAGCACCATTTTCCCAGCATCGGCAAAATGGTTTATGGACAAACTGCGAGAGTGTTTTGATTGAATGATCGAACGATCAAAAAAGATCTAGCAAAGTTGTTATTTAGCTAGGTAGCGAAAACATAAAAAATACGAGTTCGCGCAAAGTTAAAAACTTACTTTAAAATCAAAAGATTAATAAGCGGTTAATGCTTAGACATTCCAAGGTTAAAGCTGCTGTCACATAAAACAACAACTCAACACCAGAAAATTTTCGTATGTAGTGAGCCACTGCGCGTCACCGCCCCCGCAGTGAAGGCGGCCAGAAGGACCCGTGATGATAACAGGTCGCATCTGGACTTGTTGATAGTAATTCTCACTTAAGAAGCTGCCACTTGTGACCGTTTGGACATACCGCTCGCTTAGAGCCAGACTTAGTTTGAGTTAACACCTCTCCACACTTACCACATCGAACATCGGCTACACGCTGCACCATAGCGGTGTTAATACGTTCAATGTTGTTCTTCCTGACATTATTCTTTGGAAGTAACCCAAGGGCCTTTAAAGTTCGTTTGTATTCGCTCGCTATCCACTTACCATCAGGTTCATGATGCAATCCATCTCCCATCATATCTCCCAGCTTGATTAACTGACGTTGTAAGTACGCAGTATCACCCATCACTCACCTCACTTTGCTAATTGCATTTCGGCTCGTCTGAGCCAGTAGATATAAGACTTCTTACTGTCGAACCCCATCAGTGCCCATTGGCCTTTACACACATACTGAGCACGTATAGCGCGCTTGCAATTGATTGATAGCCGATCAATCACCAGGTCGTACTGGGCCACATGCTTAGGCACCTTCAGCTCATGCACGACAGCACCACCACGCGATATAGGATCGCCCAACTTATCGCAGGCGCTACGACTGCCGTAGCTGCGGCCAAGTTCTTGGAATGCCCAATAGCGGCCCCATTCATTCAACCCAGCCCGCAACGCGGCCATGTTGGTGAAATCCTCCCGCAAATCCCTGTGCTTCTTCCATTCGCCTAACTGGTTTTTAGATGGTTCCATTCGCCACTCCCGCGATTTGCTCAATCGATAACTGAAATACATCATCCAAGATGGCAAGAAAGTGATTGCTCGGTACTGCACACTTGCCGCTTTCCCAGCGCTGATATGTCCTGCGGTCTACACCATAAATTTCGGCGACTTCATGCTGGCTAAACCCACGAATCGAGCGCCCCGTTTTGAGAATTACTGCTGACCGATTGCTCATAAAATCACCTCAATTAGTGCCATTGCATACTCCTTAGGGGTTGATGCAACGATCATCACAGCCACCCGCTAGCCATCTGGGTTTGCGTGCTCTGACTCTTTACCGACGATCTAGGGATTATCTCGGGCGCAACCTCGTTAAAACCGCGCAAAATTAAATGAGCATGATAAGCATCGAGTGCACTCAACATACCCTTATCCAAAGTCGAGTGAACATAGGTACGCAAAAGCACAGGCAAGGCATGATTAAGCAGCCGCTCGCCGACCATCGTATCCACACCCATATCGGCAATAATGGTGCGGCAAAGCTTTCTAAGCGCATGAGACGTAAACGCCTTAAAGCGAATTTCCTCACTCCAATACTGCGCAGTACGAATACTAATCGCCCCCTCATCACCCGCGAATAAAAACGCCCGCTTACCCACATGCTTAACCTGCCACTGCAAGTAATGCGTCAACAACGCCTTAGCCGTTGGCGTTAATGGCAACCTATGCTCTTGGCGGTTCTTCGCATTAGTAGCCGGGATAATCCACCAATCACCCGCAAAATGCTCCCACCGTGCCAAACGAGTCTCGTTAATGCGGGTACCAAACATCAGCATCAACATAAACAACATCGCCACAGGCCAAATAGCATCACGCAGCGCAGTAAACAACGGCCCTAAGTCAGACTCCATCAACTGCGTTCCTACACTCGGCGCCATCTTCAAACTCATTTCCACCCGATACCCCGCCAGCGCATTGCCCTCCACCAAACGCAAATCAGCCGCCGCACTTATCGCCCGCTTAAAAATCTTCACCGCGCACTTGATGTAGTTAGTCGAATAACCCTCAGCCAACATCGGCTTAACCAAGCGCAGATCAACCGCCACAAACGACAACTCAGCCAGCGGCAAATCAGCAAACATCCCTAGCAAATGCTTACTCACCACTGATTTACAATTCGCCCGCCAACTCTGGCTAAACGAGCGATTGCCCTCGATATGGCCCAAAAACCACTTAAGCAGATCAACCACAGTCGCAAACTCACCGCGCAACACCTCAGCACCCGCACTACGCTTAGCCATCAATACAGGTAACTGATCTAAAAACGTCTTAATACACATGTCTGGCCACACACCTTGCTTTTGCCAAACCGTCTTACCGCCTTCATTAACCACCAAAAATAACGAGGCCTTTTTACGATCAGCCGTTGCCCGCAAACGCAACTGCGGATATTCAGGATCACGATAATCCCGCGTCACCCCGCCACGCAGCCAGCGGCGCATAGGTGCATCTTTCAGCTTGCCAACTTCAACACCACTCGCGTTAGCCATCGCCTAAGCCTCCAACCGATACTCAAAGGTATTTTTAGTGCCATGGCGAACACGCTTAAAACGCTTATCCAGCGGCATATCCCTAAACCTCGCACTTAACGCCGTTTCGCTATCGTATGAACCAAAGCGGGTTAAACACTCCTGTTGGATCTCAAACAGCGTCCAATAACGTGACCCGGTAATAATCTTTGCTAGGCGTTCACGCTGAGTTAACGGCTTAGCCGGTTGAGTTGAATTACTGCTCATGGGGAACTCCTCTAAATCGCTTTGACTGCCTTACCAAAAACTGATTTGCCTGTTTACGCGCAGCGGGCCCACCCTGAGCAAATATCCTTTCGTACTCGATACAAACGGAATGCTTAAATTCAGGAGGGATAACCGACATATGCTTTACAATCTTCTCCATGTCCGACTCACCACCGCGGCAATGCCACATTTGAGGTAGTTCGCGCTCACGCAAAAAACCTTGGGCCCGTAACTCAGCTGCAGTCACCGCTTTTGGTACAAACAACTGCGCATCATTAACCGCCTCTTGCACAACAGGACGCGCCGCAGTATTGCTCACCAAAGCCGAATAAAAATCGGGCGCATCATCGGGTAATTGCTTAAGTGCCGCCATGCTCACCTCCGCTTACCGCGATAACTCGGCCAATTGAACGTCACCGCCACCGTGGCCGCATCGCGCAACCGCTCATAAGCCCGTTCACCCAACATCTTTTGCAGCGACTCAGTATCAAGATTGGTAATAAACCCAGTCGATTTAAGCCCGTACAAACGCTTATCGATAATCCGCGTTAACCACAGCATCTCGTCAACACTGCCGCGTTGCAGGCCAATCTCATCGATAATCAACAACTCAGGTCGCATAAACTCGGCAATCAGGCGCTCCTCAGTCAGCGAACGGTCGTTATAGCTCTCACGTACCCGAGCAAACAGGTCCATCACACTCAGCAACACCACGGTGTGGTGTTTAGCCATCAACGCATTAGCAATCGCCGCCGCCAAATGGTTTTTGCCCGTGCCAGGTGTACCGATAAACAAAAAACCCTTACCCACGGCCGACAGCTCGGCAAACTTCTCCACATAGCGCTTAGCCAAATCGAGCGCCTTGCGCTGATCTTCTCGCTCAACCTGATAATTATCAAAAGAACAACTTAAAAAATGGGCATTCAAACCGCTCTTACCAAACAGCGCGTTATTCACTCGAGTACGATGTTCAATCGACTTTTCCAACTCATCACGGCGTTGCAACTCACGAAACTTTTGGCGATAAACCTCTGGCGAATCAGGCTTGATATGCTCAGGGCAACCAAGGCGTTTCAGCAACTTGTTAACCTCTTGGCTCATATCCATCATCGTCAAAGCTCCGTATTAAACTGGCTGCTCACCGAATCAAACCGCGCTGCCGACTCGTGATAAACCGCAATATCCAAATGCGAGTTATGCACGGCAGGCTTAGGCAACGGCGTTAACCAATGGCGTTCGCGGATAAACTTGATGATGCCAAGCACAAACTGGCCATTCGCGCTAAAGCCCCAACTCGGGTCAACCTCCACCGCGTTTTTCAGCCACGTTACCGCCAACACACAATCGTCATCGGTCAACTTTTCCGACTTCCACGCCTTCCAAGCAGCCGCATCCGACCCGCCCTTGCGATGGGCTGGATAGGCTTTAAAAAACGCATTGAAAACCGACTTAGAACAACTCGCAGGACAAGACTCTTTTAAAGATTCATTGACTGGTTCTAAAGAGTGACTGATTCCGGTGCTATCTGGTGGCATAGGGGGTGTGCTATCTGGTGGCATACCTATGCTATCTGGTGGCATAGGCTGTGCTACCTGCTGGCATAGGGTCAGGGTGTAAACATTCGATAAATTACCCTTAGGTCCCTTGCGAGACTCAATCTTAAGTAGCCCGGCTTCGGCAAGATCGGCTATATGCTTTCGTACCGTGCTTTTGCCGATTTCACACTGCTCAGCAATATACTGATGACTCGGCCAGCACTCGCCTTGATCATTCGCATTATCAGCGAGTTTAATCAGCACCAGCTTACGCAGTGGATTACCCACCTTGGCCTTCATCGCCTTAACCATCAATTCCATGCTCATAGCGCACCACCAAACCCAGCGCTAGCCAGCACAAAATTGACGAAATACCCATGTATACGTAACATGTAATCGCCTCTCTATAGGTATTAAGCCCGCGTCCAGTCGCCAAACTTCAGCGGGCTTTCTTATTTCAAACGCACTGCACTACCCGAAAACTGATACCCAGCATCCAACACCCGCGCAGCAATCGCCTCAGCACTCGTTGTTGGTGATGTGCGGATCACGTTAGCCAGTAAAGCGATATCTTGATTGCGTTCAATGCGAGCGACCTCAGACAATTGCTGATTACGCTCTAAGCGTTCAAACTCAGCATCTTCTTCAGGTGTATGTGGGATATTTGCGCCGCTATCGCCAACAACGCCAATCGCCTGATTTAACGCAGGCCAATTGCGGTAACGATTCTTAGGCACAACCATAGGACTCGCATCGTTAATAGAAGCGGGTTCAAAATAAACCTCGAACTTATCACTTAACTGATTTGATTCGGCCTTAACCGTAACCTCATCGGCATAATCAAACGGTGCTTTCACCGCAACCTCATCTGCATAACTCATCGTTTCACGCTCCCTTTCATCGCCGCATCGCGCTCAAAATCATCACGGCAATCGGCATCACAAAAAATCCGAGGCGCCTCAACAGGCTCGCGGCACCAATAGCAACAGCCAGTAAATGGCCGCATTACAGCGCGTACTCTGCTAGCCATTGCCACTTGCAGCTGCAACTCAACTAATGCGTTAGCATCATCCGCTTTATCCGACATCGGCCACCCGCTTAAAGCATTCAAAATCGCTCTTGTTTAAATCAGCAGCGCGTTTATCAGCCAAAAACGGATAAGCCAGTTCAAGCGCAGCCATACTGCCCTGAGTAGTCGCAGCCGACTCTTTAAGTTCTTTATAAGCTCGCAGCACTTCGTCTTTACTCGGGTTAGCGACTAAATGAATCACCGCAATTTGCGCCTCGGCGTTCTCTTTAGTCAGCTGTGCAGCCATATCAGCAACATGCAGCACATGGCCGTCACTCATGCGATCGGCAATCACCGTCACCCCAGTGCAGCCAAACACATCATTGAGATACTGCACCCGCAAATGCTCAGGCAACGCCGCCACTAACGGCTGCTCGATATAAAACAACTGATCTGCCTGCGGATGCAGCCCCTCATATTGCCCAAGCCAACGGAACAGCTTTTGCGCATTCACCCGCGCGTTGTTATGCACATCATCGGTGCGTGCAAAGCTAATACCCTCTGCGGCCAACACCTCGTTAAGCCCAAGGCGATCAACCGCCGCCACAAAATCCATCGCCAACCAAGCGCGGCTCATCTTTGGCAACTCAAGCACCCGATGAATGGTTTTCATCAACAAACTCAACCGTGATTGCTGTTTCATGCTAAAAATCCTCTCTCTGATAATGTTAAAAACATGACTTAAGCCGCTGTTTGGGGATTTGGCAGTAATGGGGAAACTGCTTTTAACTTCCCTTCGGTTAGCAGCTCAATTTGATAAGCGCGAAGCTCTGGAACATCATCAGGCCATTTAGATATCGCCGCTTGTGACACCCCAATAGCGGCCGCTAACTTAACCTGTGAACCAAAGTGATCTATGGCTGCGGCTTTTTTCATAATGACTCCGAAGTTAATAAAACAGCCCAAGAATATAACCACAGTTAATCATAGTCAATAACTTTGGTTAGTTGTTATATATAACCTAGGTAATATAATTAACTGATGAAAACACTTGCCCAAAACATACGTGACAGAATGGAAGCCATCGGCATGACTCAAAAAGAGTTAGCTGAGCGCGCAAACATCTCTCAAGTCATGGTTCACAAACTGGTTTCTGGTAAAACCACGACCACTTCTAAGTTGCTGGATTTAGCGAAGGCACTCGGCTGTTCGGCTGAAGAACTGCAATACGGAACAGGGCAATCAGATCAACGCTCGACTGCAGCAGTTGAATCTAATGCAGTGTTTGCAGGTGGATTTGAGACATGGGACAGAAACAGCCCACTAGGTGATGATGAGGTGGAGGTACCGTTTTACATGGAGGTTGAGCTAGCCGCAGGTACTGGAATTGCCGATATACGCGAATATTACGGCCCCAAACTCCGCTTTGCTAAATCAACTCTTAGGCGTCAAGGCGTTAGTGCCGACGATGCGGTGTGTGTAAAAGTAAATGGCAATAGTATGGAGCCAGTGTTACCGAATGGCTCAACGGTGGGAGTTGACACCTCACACACCGATATTATCGACGGTAAAATGTATGCCATTAACCACGATGGCATGCTGCGGGTAAAAATGCTCTACAAGTTACCAGGTGGCGGCATTCGCCTACGTAGCTACAACCTAGACGAATGGCCAGACGAACACATCAACGCCGAACAGCTAAAACACATCAAAATCATCGGCAAAGTGTTTTGGTATTCGGTGCTTATTTAGAGCTTAGTGATATTAACTGAAGCGCTACCACCACTGTGCTGACAGATAACTGTGACCTTTACGCCATTGCTCTGGTCTATAAATGAATCCGCATTTGCCGATTGGTTACGTGTTAAAAGCGCCTCATTAAACCCTGTTTCTAAAAGATAATCTTTAAACTTATCAATCCGTTTACCAAATTTACAAGGTACTGACCTCTTAATATCAACACTGATAAACCTTATCTTGTTTTCCTGAGTTTCAAACAACACGCGATACTGCTCATTCTCAGCAACCACGTTTTGGCCTTCGTTGATATCAACATCAAAATCAAGTGCCGCATCAACATTAAACCGATCAATATAGCTAACGATATTCTTAACATTAGCGTTAAACGGATTGCTTGGAGCAGTGTAGATTTCAGCAGGTTCTTGAGCGGTAGGCGTTGTCGCTACAGGCTTGCTATCAACAATCAAAATCCATTGAATGCCAACAGCGATGATCATAACAGTAGCAATCCAAGTGAACGTCGTTGTTTTCGGTCTTAGTTTATTGCCACAATGCGGACAAATCTTCGCTTTATCACTTACCTTACCACTGCACTCTTTACAGTTAACAAGCGCCATAAACCCTCCTTAGTTCAAAGCCTTATTTATATCACCAACGCTTAACAAATTCACTAAACCCAAAAATAACCAAAAATAATTAACCACAGTTATTGACCAGTTAATTAACTGTGGTTATATTTTACCTGTACCCACTACCGAGGACAGGGAAATGATCTTAACCAGAGTTCAAACATCAGCAAAACAGCGCACCGAGTTTCGTCTACTGGTCGCCATCCGCTTTGCATGCCTAATGGCTATCGCCAAAGGCCACCAAAACCCAATGGACTGCCCACGGGTACAAGCGCGTTGTAGCGATCTCACCAAGCACTTTGCCTACAACCACCCAAGCCCAGCCTTTCACAGCCAATACATAGGCCGCATTGGCGAGCTCGGCAACAGCTTTGGCCTGCGCTTTAACGAACCCAAGCAAGGCTTGTTTGGCACCGTCACCGTTTGGCGCAACGACCAAGCGCCAACCAACGTGCATCAACTCGCTTGCTAATCGTTGCTCGTTAATGAGAGGAGCGGCCATGAGCGCAACTAATGTAAGTGCCTTAAGCGATCACTGCGATAAACAAATCGCCGAAACCCAAAAGCTGATAGCCGATTACCCGCACGAACGGGCAGCGCTCGAAAGAGTTATCACCGGCTGGCGCGCCACCAAACGCCGCCACCTAGCCCTGATAAATAACATTCAACCCAAGGATCCAGTATGAACACCGCCTTTTTACTCATGGCCCAGTTCAACAAAGTGATCGTGCCACTGGAAGAAATCAGCAAAGAGTTTTTTGCACTCGAGCCACGCACCGCAGCGAACTACGCCAAAGCAGGCCGCTTGCCCGTCCCCGCCTTTCGCGGCGGCGAAGGCAATAAAGCCCCGTGGCTGGTCAACGTCAACGACCTAGCCGCCTATCTCGACAAACAGCGCGACGCAGCCGCAAAAGACCAGATTAGCAACCAAAGCCGCGCAGCCTAGAAGTTAAACCTTAACCAGCTTAGCAAGCAGCAAAAAGCGAGAGAGAAAATGAAAACCAAATTCAACATTGAATACCTGCCAATGCTGGCAGCGTTCGCCGCTAAAAATGATGTTCGTTACTATCTAAACGGCTTTCACGTAAAGCCGCACCCCGAAAAAGGCGTGATCCTCACCGCCACTGACGGCCATTGCCTCGTCACTATTTATGACGAGGACGGCTTTAGCGATGGCGAGTACATTTACCCAATCAGTAAAGACTTGGTCAAAGCCGCCAACAAAAAGTATTTACCTTCCATTCAAAACATCTTTATCAACGATGGCGTGGCAATGCTCACATCGATTTGCGACATCCTTGATACCTTCACCACCTTTGAAGCGTTGGGCATCGAGGAACGTAAGCTTATTACTCACATTGAGTTTATTAACCCAATCGATGGTCGTTACCCAAATGCAGGCAAACTCTTTAAATCACGGCTAAGTGATGAAAACTTAAAGCCAGCATCAACAATTGGCATGAATGTTAACCTGCTCAGCCGCCTATCAAAATTGAATTACTGCAAGATTAACGGTGCTGTTTTGCACCTAGCAGAAAAGAATTCGCTGATTGTAGTCATGGGTTTAAAAAAAGAAATCGTCGCCATGATCATGCCTATGACATTGGACAAATCAGAGTCAGCACCTCCAGCAGACTTTGTGAATCACGCCGGACACCAACCAGCAGAACCAACCGCCGAAGCCGCCACGGAATCAACCTCTACCCAAGCACAAGCCAGCGCCGCTTGATAGTTGCCACCATTCACGAAAGAAGGAATAGAGCATGACACAACGTATCGAATGCAGCCGCCGCACCTGCCGCTGGACGGGTAGACACTCAGAGTTAAGCAAGATCGCTGAC